ATGGAGCAACAACTGCAATAACTTTTGCAAATGCGGCGGCTACTTTTGCCTCTACCGTTGGTGTCACAGGAGCAGTCACAGCCAATGCAGGGGTTGTTGTAGACAACATAACCATTGACGGCACTGAAATTGATCTTAGTTCTGGCTCTCTGACAATAGATGTTGCCTCAGATATTTTTCTAGATGCAGATGGTGGAACTATAAGATTTAAAGATGGCGGAACAACTATTGCAGATTTTACTAATGATTCTAGTGATCTTTTAATACAAGCAAAAGTACAAGATAAAGATATTAAATTTGTAGGAGATGATGGCGGTTCATCTGTTACAGCCCTTTTACTTGATATGTCCGAAGCAGGTGCAGCTACATTTAACGATTCAGTTACCGCTGATACCTTAATTGGTGGTGCAAGTAATTTTGACATCAGACAAAACACAAGCGACGGCTCCGACAATCAGAGAACCAGAATTGGGGGAGGCGGTGATGTATCTCAAAGCCGGGGAGCGTTCATTGAATTAACGGGGAACGAACATTCTGACACAGGCGATTTAACATTAAATGCTGGCGATGTATCTGGCGGCGATATTATTTTTAAAACTGACAATACGTCTAGAGTTGTCATAGAGGACGGTGGATTTGTCGGTATAGGGGATACCGACCCTGATAAATTACTTTGTCTAAAGGGCGACGGGGCTGAGCTGGTAATAGACGACACTGACTCTACAGACACTCCAAAAATTAGATTCAGGGAGTCGGGCTCTACCAGCGGGACCATCCATACCGATTCTTCTAACCTTATTTTTAGCACCGGCTCTACCGAGGCGTTTCGTCTTAATTCAAGCCAAAACGGTACTTTCGCTGGGGATTGCCACATAACTGGCGCACTGACGAAAGGCTCAGGCACGTTTCGCATTCCGCATGGCCTACGGGAAAATTATGACCTCTGCCACTCATTCGTCGAAGGGCCGCAATGCGACCTGATTTACCGAGGTAGAGTAGATCTTGTTGATGGACGAGCCACCGTTTCTATGGATACGAAGTACGGGATGACTGCCGGAACTTTTGAATGGCTTACGAAAGCCGACGATATACAGACCTTTACATCAAATGAAACGGGGTGGGATGCCGTTAAAAGTAGTTTTTCTGGGGATACGATCACAATCGAATGCCAAAATTCTTCATCCACGGATACGATTTCATGGATGGTGGTGGCAGAGCGCGGCGATCCAAACATAAAGGCGTCCGATATAACAGACGCTAACGGGAATTTGCTTATTGAACGTGTGAGCGAACCGGAGCCTCCTGGTTCTTAGGCGGCTCAGGAGCAACAAGTTATTGATAGCCTTACGGCCAGAATAGAGGGCTTGGAAAGGAACAAATAATATGAGTTGGTGGAGCAAAATTGTTGACGCGGTGACTGGCACCGAAAGAAAGGAAGTCAGAGCCAGAAATAAAAAAGGCCAATACGTGGGAGACGACGAATCTACACCAGACGTTGATGAGTCGCGTACAACGGTTAGGGTTAAAAAAAGCACACTCACATTGCCGAGCAACACCAAAAAACCTAAAAAGGCTAGTCGGAAAAACCGCAAAAAGCCCTGGAGAAGATGATGGAATTAATTACACAATTGGTCGGGGTGGTCACTGGAGTGGTTTGCGCAGCAAGCATTATCTGCAGCCTTACCCCTACTCCAAAAGACGACGCCCTGATTGGCCGCTTATATAAAATCCTAGAGATTGCGGCCCTCAACATCGGCAAAGCTAAGCAGTAAAGAGTGGGGTATGCCAGAAATTACTACGGCAATAAAGATCAAAAACATGGTGATCTTGGAATAGAGACGGACATGGAAGAAGGCGCATCAGCTTTTGCAGAAATCAAAGCGCATCAAAGAGAATGCGCAGTTCGCTATGAAAATATTGAAAGACGACTGGAAGAAGGCCGCGCCAAGTTTCACAAACTGGAAATGTTGTTGTGGGGGGTGTACCCGTTCATAGTCGCCACGATCATCGCCGCCAAATTCTTATGAGCGAAGAAGCTACCAAGAAGAAAATCGAATTAGAGATTGAGGTCGGCACCACTACGGTAGAGCGCGGCGTTAATCCGTATCAAAACTGGATACACCTGGCACGCGCAATAGACTCGTGGCGCATATTTCCACGATTGTTTCTCAGCGTTTACATTTTCTTGCTGTATTACTCGGTAATGTGGTTCATGGAGCTCCCAGAGCCCTCGCTTGAACAATCTGGGCTCATCTCGATTATTGTTGGTGCCGGCGCGGCGTGGTTCGGCCTGTACGCGGGTACGAGCAACAGCAGCAAGGGCTTTAAAGGCGAAGAGTAACCATGGAGGCATTTAACCTAATTGCAGAATTAGGTTTGCCGATCGCCAGCGGCCTAATTATGGGCTATTTCATATTTCTTGTGATGCGACAGCTGATGGATGGCTTGGTCGGCGAGATTAAGACAATTCAGGGCATATCGAAAATGCTGATTACCAGGGCGTCGATCATGAATAATGACATGATTCGTATCGACACCAGCGTATCCAGTGCATTGAACATTTCTCCAGATTTGCAACGAATCGCCAGAGCCGAAAACTTTGTCGAGGATGGGAAAATCGACGCCAGGCGCGATTAGTGGACATTGCGCAAATTGTTTCTGACTTTGGCTTTCCCGTGGTTATGGTGGTTGGGCTTGGCTATTTTGTTTATTTTGTGTGGGCAACTATCACCAACACCATTGATCCCGCGGTGCAAGACATGAAGGCCACAATCATACGCCTGACTGACCAGCTCAGGCTGCTCGACCAAGACATGATAAGATTGCAGGAAAAGGTCAATACGGTGCTGGAGTTACGGGAGCAGAAAACAAATGAAGACGAAGACAAACAGCCTAGCTTGGGAGGCGATGAAGCTTGAGCACGGATGGAGCCTGAAAACGTGGCTTGCCGGACTCGCAGCCGTGGCGGGCATTGTCGTTTCTATGTTTTTTGCTTCAGAAGCGCTTGCTGATCTGACGTTCCAGTTCAAGAATCCCTCGTTTAACGGTATAGGCCAGTCTGCCCATTATCTGACGATTGATGAGCAGGAGCGCACCAGAAAACAGGCTATTCTTGAAAAAGCCGAGTCAAGGGCAGAGGAGCTTCTAAGGGAGCAAGAGAACACCACGCTCGCGAAGTTCATCAGGAATCTTGAGAGTCGTATTTTCTCCCAGCTTTCCAGGGATCTCGCTGAATCGTTATTCAATTCTGAGGAAGGCGGGACGGGAGGCGTGTTTGATCTTGAGGGAAATAGCATCGCCTTTGTCAATACCGGCACAGAAATCATCCTGACAGTCACAGATGTTGATGGAGCAATTACCGAAATCAGAATACCAATCGGTTCTTTCGGCATTTGTAGTACGGACGAGTGCGGTATCTAGCCTTATGTCTGGCAGGATTGACGCTTGTCGGCTGCGTGAGTGTTGATCCGTACCGATGCGGAACGCTAAGTAATTTTTGCTCTCCTGGGCCACAGGTAGAGCGGCCGACACTCACTGAGCTTGTAAATCTGCCTATGCCCCGCCAGAAAGCGGTGGTCAGTGTCTATAACTTTTTAGACCTGACAGGGCAAAGGGCCGCAGCGGACAACATGGCGTTGTTCTCCACGGCTGTTACCCAAGGCGCAGACTCGTTTCTCATCGATGCCCTGCTCTCTGCGGGGGGCGGAAAGTGGTTCTTAGTGGCAGAACGGGGCGATCTGGATGCCCTGACGCGAGAAAGACAATTGATTATCTCCACCCGCAGCACCTACGATGGAGAGGGAGCCAATCAGCTGGAACCACTTTTGTTCAGTGGGCTTATCATGTCGGGAGGTATTATTGGCTACGACACGAACCTTAAAAGTGGCGGAATAGGGGCAAGGTATTTAGGTATAGGAATTAATACGCAATACCGTACAGATAAAGTTACAGTAGCCTTGAGAGCGGTTCTGGTGCAGACAGGACAGGTGTTGCTGAATGTGATTACGAGCAAACAGGTATATTCAACTTCGACGGGATTTGATACCTTCAGGTTTACTGAAAATGGTACTGAATTGATAGAGGTAGAAGCCGGAGCAGCCAGAAACGAAACAGCAACGTATGCCGTAAGAAGTGCTATTGAACAGGCCGTCCTCGAAATAATTCACCAAGGAATCAAACAAGATTTGTGGGATTATAGTCCGCAAGAGGAGGTTAAAGATGAGCAGGAACATCATTAAAACCTGTACAGCATATCTGCTGCTTTTGTATTCACTTGCTTATGCCATATCAGCGCATAGCGCGAACAACTCGATATATATCACCCAATCGGGAGGATCGTCGGCACTGACAATGAATATCGACCAGATCGGTGGCTCAAATGTGGTCGGAACATCTCAGGCAAGAGTGTCGTTGACAGGTACGAGCATGACTGTCGATATCGACCAGATTGGCGACAGTAACGTGATCGCTGCGACAGTCGCGCAGGGCAACTCAACCAGCTTCACGTTGTCTTCTACAGGTGATTCCAATACGCAGACGCTGGCACTGGGCGCAACGGGTGATGTCCAGAACACCGACTTCGACTTTGCTGCTACCGGGGACTCAAATGTCCTGACCTACACGCAGGGCGATGCAGCGACAGCGACAGCCGCGAACGCCGATTTCGATATTACAGGAACGTCAAATAACCTAGCTGTGACATGCAACGTGGTCGGATGTGTCAACAACTGGACGGTTGATGGAGACTCCAACGATATTGACACCACGCAAACCAACAACTCAGATCATTCCATTACCGCAGATATCACCGGAAGCTCTAATAATATCGACGTAGATCAGAGTTCCAGTGGCGGCTCTGTGAGTAACGTGCTTGATATCGTGGCAGCAACAAGTTCCGGCGTGATTGATGTAGACCAGTGTACAAGTGGCTGTTAGTTCTTTTTCCACTGACAGTTAATGCTCAAGTCGGTGAAATCACTGAGCTTCGCGGCATAGGCGAGGTTGTTCGTCAGGACACGACGGATTCTCTCATAGCAGAACTGGAACTCGGCATTGCCAGTTACGATGATGTGCGCACGGGTAACGGCAGGATGGCGATATCCTTCCTCGATGATTCTATTCTTAGACTTACCGAGCACAGCAAAATTGTCATCGATGATTTTGTCTTTGATCCCGATCCGTCCAAAAGCCGTCTGGCTTTAAACATGGCAAGCGGTACGGCAAGGTTCCTTACGGGTGCGCTGGGGCGTATTAACCGTGAGAACATCAGTATCCGCACCCCTACGGCAACCATTGCCATAAGAGGAACCGACTTCACCACGACAGTAGACGAGATAGGCCGCAGCCTGGTTATTCTGCTGCCGAATGAAGACGGCAGTGCCAGCGGCGAGATAACGGTAGAAACCGCTGCCAGTGTGGTGGTACTGAACCAGCCGTTCCAGGCGACTATGACGACCGTTTCAGAGGCGGCTCCGACACGGCCCGTTGTCTTATCGAATATGACACTGGGATTCATCGACAACCTGCTTATTGTCAGCCCCCCTGACGAGATTACCGAGGTGGTGGAAGAGCAAGCAGGCACCGCCTCTAACATCCTCGATGTCGATCTTCTTGAAGAAACAGAACTCGATGAGAACGAACTGGACGAGGATGAGTTACAGGACGAGATTGGCAGGCTTGATATTGACCTGTTGAGTGTCGATTTCCTGACCGACTTGCTGGACATTATCGAGGTATCGGCAACCGAGAAAAAAGAGGTAGCCGAGATAGGTGGCGTAGAGCTGGAGGGTATCCTGCCGGGATTCGATCAGCAGAACCAGACCTATACGTTTGTCGAAGGTGAGGTGCTGACGATTTTCAGAAGTGTTGAGAATACTTTCGACCTTGAGCTTGATAAGGGAAATTCTTACAACATCATGGTAGTCACAGCAGGCAAGAAGCTCGATATCACTGTGAACGGAGGAGGCGATAATGCGATTTATATTAATCAGTCTCCGTGAATTTGGCCGACTGAGGGCCGTTCTAAGCGGTTTTCTCGCCCTGACCTGTACCTTGGTATCCCCTGTTTTTGCATCAGACAACTCAATCGAGATAGACACTAAGGGTTCCAATACGAGTATATACATCGACCAGATCGGGTCGGGCAATACGGCTCGGGTCTGGTGTGGCTTGAGCAATGGAACCTATGCGACGCATACCTGTAGCAGTGCCACAATCGATATTGACCAGACAGGCGACGACAATCTTGCCAAAAGCTATAGTCAGTACACAAACCACTCTGGGAATCAATCTTCCATAAATCAAAATGGAAATTCCAACGTAGCTTATATTGATTTGGACGAGGACGATAATGAAATTTCAATCACCCAAACGGGCGATGACTTGGAAGCCGAGGTATATATGAGTGGTGATGACAACGTCTACACCATTTCTCAATCAGGAACGGGCGAGCATTACGCGAAATTCTATGCTTTCGGGGACGACTCAACATGGACAGCAACTCAGTCAGGCAGCGGTGATCACAACGCCTATATCAAGTCCTGTAACAACTGCAACAACAACGATGCGACGATCACGCAGAGTGGCTCAGGGAACAAAGACGGGGATATTGAGTTCAGGAACAACCCGTCTGATAACTCAACGGTCAACCTGACGCAATCAGGTGACGGGGCGCACGTTGGCAATGTTCGCGTGGAGCAAGGGAACTATACCGTAAACGCCACGCAGAGCGGTGTAAGCGCAAAGTCTTATGTTGCGGTGTTTGATTGCACTTCTAATTGCAATAAGACCATTACGATCAATCAGTTTGACTGATGAGACTTGCAGCTAAAACGGCGGCGCTCGTTGCTGTTCTGGCATTGCCACTGGTTTTCCAATCAACTCCGACCGAGATTCTAAAACTCAGGACTTTTGATTACTTTGTATCCGAGCACGAGCAGAGCAACTATTTTTCTGTGCTCAACATCACCGAAGAAGACATCGGGCGCGAGGGCGGTTGGCCATTGCCCCGAGCTCGTCTGGCAGAAATCCAAAAAGAGCTGATTGCAAGAGGCGCCTTGGGCGTCGGCTGGGCGGTTGCGTTTCCGCAGCCCGACAGACTCGGTGGCGATGAAGAGTTTGCGCGATCGCTGCAGGGTAGCAACAGCGTGCTCGCAATGTATGAGAATCCAGGCTCTGGATTTCCAGAAACCGTGGGCACGGTTATCATGGGAGATCCCGTCGGTGGTTACGCTGCATCGGGTGTTGTGCAAAACATCGAGACGCTGCGAAATGCGGCATCACAAGGGATCGCTTCGGCGCCGGCAGACATCGATCAGCTGGTTCGTCGCATGCCGCTGTTAATGAAGGCGCCTGATGGATGGGTGCCGGCGTTTGGCACACAGGTTTTGAAGGTGTTGGCCAATGCGGACACGTACATTATCAGAACGAATCCGAATGGCATTCAAGAGATTATTGTCCAGGGATTGCCACCAGTAGCGACTGATTCCTTGGGCCGTAAGTGGATCAGCTGGGTGAATACGCAGCAAACGACGCTTGCTGAGATGGATGTGCGTGATCGGTTTGTCTTTGTTGGAACTGACGCCGCGGGAATTATGCCGCAGCTGGCCACCCCGATCGGATTGCTCGAACCGCACCGAATTCAGGCCGCTTTGGCGGAATCAATACTGATCCAAGACAGTCCGCGCATACCGGATTGGTCGTTGGCGGCAGAATTGGCCATTTTTGCGCTCACAGTGGCGCTTGTTTGGGTTTTGGCGACAAAATTGGGCATAACCCTTGGGATTGTGTCGTTTTTCGCTATTTTTGCCTCTACTGGCGCGTATGGGGCGTATTCTATTCAACAGGGGGTGCTGTTAGACGTTACCTGGACCCTGATTTCCCAGTTTGTGGGCGCTTCTGGCGCGTTTTATCTCAATTTCCGCACACAATATAAGCTCAGGCAGCTGATTAAGAAGCAATTTGAGCACTATTTGGACCCGCGTCAGGTCAAAGTGCTGCAGGACAACCCAGATCAGCTGGTGTTGGGCGGTGAACGCAAGCGCTGCACGTACCTTTTCACGGACGTGCGCGGTTTTACGGCCATGAGCGAGCGCTTAGAGCCAGAAGAAGTAACAGAAATCATGAATAAGGCTCTATCTATACAAGCCGACGCAGTGTTGAAGCATGGCGGCATGATCGACAAGACCATTGGAGACGCGCTCATGGCGGTGTTTAACGCGCCACTGGATTTAGATGACCACGAAACGGCAGCGGTACGGTGCGCAATAGAAATGCAAGAAAACATGAAGGCATCTAGCTTAGGAGTGGAAATTGGCGTAGGAGTGCAGACCGGGGATGCCGTGCTCGGAAATATGGGCTCTAAAGACAGGTTCACGTACACGGTTATAGGCGATAGCGTAAATCAAGCAGCTCGCTATGAAAGTGCCACCAAAGAGGTTGGGGTAAATATAATTGTAGGTCATGAAACTGCAACAAATTGCAAATATTTGCTAAAATCATTAGAACCCATAAAAGTCAAAGGAAAAAGCGAGCCTTTGAGGATATACACGCATGCAAATTAGTATTGTTCTTGGTTTTTTACTGATTGCCACCGCCGGAGGCTCTTATTTCTATATCAATATGCAGAAGGCCCAGATAGGTCAGCTTCAGGTAGAGCTCCAGACGGCCGTCAATAACCAGGAGGTTCTGGAAAACACGATCGCTAACCAGAACACGCAGCTACAAGAACAACTTGAGAACCAGAGACAGAATCAGGCGCGGATTGCAGAGCTTTCTAGTGCGAACAATGCTGCCAGAGAAGAAGTAACACAGCTTAGGAATACGTTTGCTCGGCATGACATGAATTCATTGGCGATTGCCCGTCCAGAATCTATACAGAGAATCGTAAACAATGGAACTGCGCGAGTGCATCAGCAGTTTGTAGATTTGACGAACCCACGCCAGTTTGATGCGACTCCTGATCCTCAGTAGCGCTATCGTTTTGAGTGGATGCTCAACTCTGGGCGGATTGTTTGGTGGTTCGCCAGCGGTCCCAGTGGTTGCTCCGGTTGAGGTTATTACAGTTACAGAGCCAGCCCCGATGTATCACCCGCCTTTGCCAGAGGGCGTTTCCCCTGCCGAGATTGAATGGATTGTTTTGAACCCGTCCGTGATGCGGGAGTATATTGAAAATTACGATGACGGTGACGCGCCGGCGATAGCCTATTATGGCCTGACGAACCAAGCATACGAGAACCTGGCCAATAACTTGGCTGATATTAGGCGCTATATCCGCCAGACGCTTAACATCATCCAATACTATCGAGACAACGATCCCACGCGAGACCAAGAGGAAGAATAGCTATGGCAAGGAAAAAGAAAACCGCGCCCGATGCATTTGTGTATAACGCGACTCTGGACCGAATAGTCGATGGCGACACCTTCGATTGCATACTTGACCTTGGCTTCGATGTGAAACTGCACAAACAGCGCGTTCGTCTCCACGGGATTGACACGCCAGAAAGCCGCACGAGAGATCTTGCAGAAAAAAAACTTGGATTAGCCGCCAAAGAACGGTTGAAAGAATTGTGTGTCGGGAAGTTTAAGATTAAATCTCTAGGAAAAGGCAAATATGGCAGGATTTTGGGCATCCCTTATACAGAAGACGGTAAGGATATTTGCCAAATTCTTATCGATGAAGGACACGCCGTCGAGTATCACGGCGGAACGAAGACGAAGGTCTGGGGAGATTATTGACATGAAAATATCCGCCGAGGGTAAAGAGCTGATTAAGAAATTCGAGGGTTGCGAGCTCGAAAGCTATCGGTGTAGCGCCGATGTGGCAACAATCGGGTATGGTCACACCAAAGGCGTGAGCGATGGCGACAGCTGCACGCAGGATGAGGCAGACCAGATGCTGACTGAGGATTTAGAAGAGTTTGAGCAGCATGTGGACAGGCTGGTTACTGTGGATTTGGAGCAAAATCAATTCGACGCTTTGGTTGCCTGGACATTTAACCTGGGTCCAACCAACCTGAAATCGAGCACGATGCTGCGCGTGTTGAATGAGGGCGAGTATGGCAAAGTTCCAGGCGAAATGAAGCGATGGAATAAGGCCGGTGGCAAAACGCTTGATGGATTGATTCGCCGGCGAGAAGCGGAGAGTTTGCTTTGGGAAGGTAAAGAATGGCACGAGGTTTGATATTTAAATAATGCAAGAGCTGTCATTAAAAGACTTTGACATTCTGTCGCAGCAGGACAAGACAGAGGCGATTGCGCTATTAAACAGATATGACCAGATCGAGCTGCAGGAAAAATGCCAAAGTGACTTCCTCAGTTATGTAAAGCATCTGTGGCCAGAGTTTATCGAAGGCCGGCACCACAAGATTATCGGAGAAAAATTTAACAAGATCGCTCAAGGGAAATTGAAGCGCTTGATAGTATGTCTGCCGCCAAGGCATTCAAAATCAGAGTTTGCCAGTACCTATTTCCCATCTTGGATGATGGGCTTGCGCGGCGACTTAAAGATAATTCAAACGACTCATACCGCTGAGCTCGCTGTGCGTTTCGGCAGAAAAGTTAGAAATTTAATTGACAGCGAAGGCTATCAGACCGTCTTTCCAGACCTGAAATTACAGGCTGACAACAAGTCAGCCGGCCGATGGACCACTAACCAGGAGGGCGAATCATTCTACGCGGGTGTGGGTGGTGCCATAACAGGCCGTGGCGCGGATCTGCTTATCATCGATGACCCGCATTCTGAGCAGGATGCCTTGTCGCCGACAGCAATGGAGTCGGCTTATGAGTGGTACACGTCTGGTCCACGCCAACGTCTCCAGCCTGGCGGAATCATAATTATAGTCATGACCAGATGGAGCACTAAAGATCTGGTTGGCAAGGTGCTGAAAAACCAGAGTGCTGACCACGCTGATCAATGGGAGATTGTGGAATTCCCAGCGATCATGCCGGACTCTGAAAACCCTCTATGGCCAGAGTTCTGGAAAAAAGAGGAACTACTTTCGGTTAAAGCGTCTTTGCCTATTTCCAAATGGAATTCCCAATGGCTGCAAAACCCGACGGCTGAGTCAGGCTCCATCGTCAAGCGCGAATGGTGGAACAAGTGGGAAAAGGAAGAGGTGCCGGCTTATTCTTATGTCATCCAAAGCTATGACACGGCGTTTTCCAAGAAAGAAACGGCCGACTATTCTG